GCTACATCTTCATCATTCACATCATAATTAAAACTAGGAAATACTATTACAATTAAAAATATTACTATTAAAAATATCCATTTTTTTGTACTCATAGTATAGCAAATATTCTAACCTTTCGCAAATAATTCTGCATCATCTAGGCCAGCTACTCTAAGTTTTACTATATTATTCATTTGTAATTGCTTACTATCAAGTGCTTTCATTAATCCAAGATATTTGTTTCTTAATAAAGCAAACTCGTTTACTAGATGGTTCATACTAACTACTTCATCTTCACCGTCAATATATTTTTCAACATCTCTACTAGTTAAGGCTCTTTGATAATTTTCAAGATATTGCTTATATTTGATACTTCGTGTTTTACGTAATTGTATGTTAAGAAACTCTAATATTGATTCTATTTCTTGTAATTGATTAAATCGATGTTCTACTATTCCAGGTATTCTAGAAGAATTGAGTTCAATGTTGCCTTTCATTCCGCATTCAATTCTTGCTTCTTCTAACTGCTGTTCATAGAAATCAATACAATCAGGTAGCTTTGATAAATCTGCAGATACAACTCTGTACCACTTTATCATTACCAATCCTCATTATCATCGTTATACCAAGAATTATCTTCTTCATCATCTTCTTCTTGATAGTATTCAGTAAATGCTGAATCAAGATACTCATCATTTTCTTTTAATTCATTAATACTTTGCTCATCAATACCAAAATCATCAAGCATAGCTACAAATGAAACTGCGGCATCACTTTTATCTTTAGCTGGAATATAATTACTTATTTTATTCCAGAACTCAATCAACATTGCTATTTCTGAATTAGTTATCATTTTCCACTTCCTCAACTTCTTTATTGATATTAGTTGGCGGGAGTTCAACAAACTCTTTCATAACCATGTCCATTAACTCTCCGGTCCATTGTTTACGATAATGTTTATGCTCATTGCCATCTTTGTCAATGTACTTCAATCTGTTACCATCTTTTACAAGAAGACCTTTTTTCTCAAATAGATCAATAAGTCCACTATAAGGATCCATACCTTTTTCATATGGAATTTTAACTTGTACTGATTCAAAAGGTTTATTGAATCGTGTTTTCATTACTTTAATGGCCGCTCTAATTCCTGTTACATCAGAAATCTTATTACCGTCGTCATCCTCTTTTAGTTTAAGTTTTTTCATAGCAATTACTACCGAACTTGCATACACAAATCCTTGACCGCCACTAATTTTATCATCCGGATCGAACATATCTTGTGATGCATAAGTGTGATTAGTTGCTACTAATCCTACATTATAAGCACCAAACATATTAACACAGTTTCTAATAAGTGCTGTTAACTGCTTAGGCTTACGACCCATGTCACCTTTCATATCACCTTTTTCAAACTGATCTCTATCAGTTGGAGTAAGCAACATACCTAAACTGTCAATAACAAAAAGAATCTTTGGTCTTTCAGACTCATCTTTACTATCATATTCCTTGCTGTAGTTTGTGATAAATTCACTGATAATTTTTGCTACATCGTCAACCATTGCAACATTAATTCTCAATAATTTTTCAGGTGATGTATCAACACCAAGTGCTTGTAACCAATCTTCATGTAGAGCATTTTCTGAATCTAATGCTACACAAAAAATTCCTTGTTCTTGTGCATTTTTAATTAAGTTACCAGATGCAATCAAACTTTTGCCTGATCCAGATTCACCTGCTAACATTGTTACCCTACCAAGCGGTATACCTTTATTAAAGTCACCACTAATAAGATAATTTAAACAGTAATTTCCAGTGGAAACCCATGTGTTTGGATCTGATTCAAACCCAACTGAAATACCTTGAATATTTTTTGTTAAACTTGTTCTAAATTTACTTACGTCAAACGGTCTTACCATACTGAACTCCTTGTGTTAAATTAGTAGTGCATATAAAATGCACTACTAATAGTTTTAACATTTATTTGCTTGATTGTCTAGCTCTGATCATTGCCAGAATATCATCAGCTGAACCACTATTATTAGTTGCCGGAGCTGGTTTATTAGTAACTTGTGCTACTACTGGCTCTGGTGTTACTGATGCTGGCGCTGACTCAACTGGGGCTGTAGTCTGTGCTACTGCTGGTTGTTGAGTTTGCGGTGCAACAGTTGGTTCTGGTGTAGTTACAGTTGAAGCAACCGTTGATGCTACAGTTGATGCTGTCGACGATGACGATGATGTTGAACTTGCAACACTAAAACCAGTTGGTTTATAGTATTGAGCAAAACGATCTGGATCATATAATTCTCCATCTACTGATGCTCTAAAAAGTTCTTGCATAATTGCAACTTCATCAGCTGAAGGTTTCTTCGGCATATAATCACTAAGATTATGCAATCCAAATTTTTCAATAGCGGCTCTTTCAGTTTCTGAAAGGCTTCTTGCCTTAAACGACCATGTTGATGTTGAGTAATCAGCATAACCACCTTTTTGAGTTTTGGTTAATTTGAAGTCTCTGCCATTTTCATTGTCAGTTGGTAGATCTTCCATATCTGGATTCATTAACGCCGATCTAATAATATTAAATATTGATGGATTAATTACAAAACGTCTAATTGGATTTTCTGGTATTGTATCTTCTTCAAGAGTAGAATTTACAACAAGACCTTGAAAAATATAAGAACGTTTTTTCCAGTATTTTCTACCCATATCTTCAAGACTTGGGTCTTTAAACCAAGTTCTTACTTCAGATAAAATTGGACAAGGTTCATTGAACATTTCCATACATGGAATTTGAACGATTGTAGGTTTAGTGTCATGAGCACCTTTAATACCAGGAAATGGTAGTTTTATCATTGCTCTTTCTTGCCAGAAAAATGTGTTGTTTGAATCACCGTCTGGTAAGAATCTTATTGTTGAAGTTGTGCCTTCTGCAATATTCCAGAATGGAAAAATTGCGTTGTCTGATGCGAGTCCAGTGCTGGCTGATGTTTTCTTTTCTTGTTCTGCCAACTTGGCTCTAATGTCTGCTAATGATGCCATATTTTTGCCTCCTATGTTTGCCTATGTTTGCCTATATTAGCCTATTAAATAATGTTTTCTTAACATTATCTACTATTATATTTATAATTTTGATAAAAGTCAAGTCTTTTTTAGCCTATTTTTAAAAGTTTTTTTTAAATGTAAGCATCCAATTTCTACCAGGTTGTGAATATCCATCTGGACTTTCA